TAAAAGGCTATCCGCTTTTACGTCGTTCTGGATCGGTGTAGTTTACGCCTTCGTTCCTTTAGTTACCACGTTCAAAGTTCACGAATTTGTATTTATTGGTTTGCTTACTTACTCGGCTACGTCTTTAGGGTTAAGCGTATGGAATAAAAAAATAGACAAATGATAACAACCGCCCAAGCCTTAGCGAAATACGGACAACCTAACGAGAAAGGAACGTACCTAACGACCATAAATTTACCTTACCCTATGCGGATTGCTTGGGACTTAGACACCAAAGTTACAAAGATGCGCTGCCATAAGCTAGTTGCAGATGCGTTTTTAAGCGTGTTTAACGACCTTTTATTAGTCTATGGGTACGAACGTATTGTAGAACTAGGCATCGACCTTTACGGGGGCTGTTTTAACTTTCGTAAAATGCGCGGCGGTTCGTCATGGTCTAAGCACGCTTGGGGTATTGCCATAGATTTAGACCCCGCACGTAACACGTTAAAAGAAACAAGTAAAACGGCTAGGTTTGCACGCCCAGAATACGCGCCAATGATTGCCATTTTTGAAAAACACGGATTTATTTCACTCGGTAAAGCAAAAAATTATGACTTCATGCACTTTGAAATTGCTAATTAAGGGCCTAATTCTTGCACTTTTTGTGACGAGTTGCTCGTTAAACTACCATTTAGGAAAGGCAACAAAGAAGGGTTACCGCTGCGACGAGGTCGCCGATACAATTAAGATAACTTCGATAGACTCAATTCCGTACGTTTTAAACGACTCAATTTACTTCGAAAGGGTATTAGTCCAAAAAGATACAATAGTGCGTTACAAGCGTTCTTACATGCCTAAAACGAGACTACAGACACGCATTGAGTACAAACTAAAGCGCGACACCTTGCGAATGATACAAAAAATTGAGGTTGTCAAATGGAAAACGGAAAAACGTAAGAATGTGAAACCTAACATTTTATTGCTAGTTTTGGGTTTTGCGGTGGGTATCTTTACAAACTACCTTCTTAGACACTATAAAAGCCCTTTATGAAAATTCCCAGGATAAGATTAAAAGCCGACGAACTCGCAATCATACAACAATATCGAGCAATAAAAGAACAAGCTAACGGACTCGGTCTAGACGACAAAGACGTAAAGCATGGGTGGCTAAAGTCTAAAGATGCTAGTTTGTTCTTTAAAAATCCGTCTTTTGGTAATGACTTCGACGTTAACAAAATTGACTTTAAGAAACTATTTGAAGACGTACCCGCGTTAACTACTGAGCGCGTAAAGAAAGGCGACTTTAAAGGTGAGTTCGACAAGCTAGTTTTTACCGATGTACATATAGGAATGGACGCAAGCGACAAAGGTCGTAATATGTACCCGACTGAATGGAACGAAGCAATACTTTTTGAACGTCTTACGCAAATGGTCAACTTTACCTTAGAAAAACAAGAAAGCAATGTACTTTACATTTCGGATCTAGGCGACTTTTTAGACGGGTTTAACGGACAAACAACTAGGGGCGGTCATGCGTTGCCGCAAAACATGAGTAACCAAAAAGCGTTCGACGTTGGCTTTATGTTTAAGGTTCGTCTTTTAGAAGCGCTTGCACCCCACTACAAACTGATTGTATTTAGAAGCGTTTGCAATGACAACCATAGCGGCGACTTTGCGTACTTTGTTAATCAATCGGTAAAGTCCTACATTGAAAGCCAATTAAAGAACGTCAAGGTAATTAACCAAACGGCGTTTATTGACTGGGAACTTGTCGGAAATTATTGCTTTGTTTCGACGCACGGAAAAGACACGCATAATTTAAAGTTTGGTTTTAAGGCTAAAATTGACCCCGCACAAATAAACAAAATAGTCGGTTACTTACATACCCAGGACTTACTAAACAAAGGCTACGAAATTATTTTCGAAAAAGGGGATAGTCACCAATACTTATTTGATGCGTCAAGTAGTGACGTGTTTAAGTATTACAATTACCCCGCTTTTAGTCCGTCTTCGCATTGGGTAGCTGCAAACTTTCAGCTTGGGCGATCCGGTTTCATACACTTTAACTACGGGTTATTAACAAAATCAATAAACGAATACTTTTTTAAGTAAATTGCAAGACTTTTTTCTAGTTCTGTTTTGAAGCCAGCCTTTCGGGGTTGGCTTTTTTGTTTTATATTTGTACTACTTTAGTAATTCCAAAATAAAGTAAATCTAAGTTGACCGCCCCATTCTATACGGATGGGGTTTTTTTGTTAATTATAACATACATAAACGGCAAATTTCCGACTAAATGCCTATTATATTTCGCCTTATGTATACAAAACGCTAAAATCTATACACGTTGGGCGGCTCATGTATTAAAACCGCTTCGTCTACAACCCCCGTAAATACTAGGAATTTAAGACGCAAGAAAAAAAATGTTAAAAAAATATGTTAAAAAGTTTTGCCACGTCGATATTAGGATATAATTTTACCCTCGTAACCACTTAATAAAAACAAAATGAACACAGAACAAATTTTAGAACTTATCCGAAACAAAGAAGCTGAATTGTACGCGGACTTTAGAAGTTGCCAAGGTCAATACGGAACAGACCACAAACACACGCGTTACGCTTTAGGCGCTTGGGGGTCAATGTTAAACTTATTAGAAACCATCGAAACCATAGAAGAACATGAAAACAATTAAGCACTACGTAAATTGGTTTAATGAATTGAACCGAGACGAAAAAGAAACTTTAGGCGGCGCATTGGTTGCCGTGTTAGGCATCTTGTTTTTAACTTGGCTAACGTCAACGAATAGCTACCCCGTTCTAGACGCCAAAACAACGGACACACAGACACACCAACAAAAGACCTACGAACTAAAGCCAAGCTTTAACAAATACATGAACCACGTTTATAATTCTAAATACTCAAAATAATGATTGTAACAGAACTTAAAGACTTTGAAGTCTACGCGCCAGGCGACACCAATTTTGTTTACTTAATGGTCACGCTTTGGGACGAAGGCGACACAGACACGAACGGCGAAATACTAGCCGAATACGAAATAAAAATTTACGACGCTTACGCAAACTATAAAATAACTAAAAAAGAGTACAATGAAATACTTACCATCAAACAGACAAGGGACTGCGACGACTACCTCGAAACGCTTTACGAAGCCAACACATTCGAAGAAGCTTACGTGCGAGAATACAACGACGAGAGCGGGTTTAGCTGGTTCATTTAACCATTACCAATTTAACCGCTTTTGGACGTCGTTTAACCATGACCTTTACCACCGAATTTGTGAAATCAAAATGCAAGAACTATGAAATACTTTTGGAAAATGCAAAATGGACAATTAATAGATGTTGACCAAATGAGCGAAACACATTTAAGAAATTCACTAAAAATGATAATTAGAAATAGTCAAAGAAAAGCATCAAGAAGAAAACCAATTGGCAATATTGAAGCTAATTTCTTTGAGGCTCAAAATAACGAATATATTGATTACGAAACTGAATGTAATTTTTACAACATATGAAATGGAAACTAACTTATTTAGTAGGATCTAAACCCGTCGAAAGCTGGGTTTTGAACTCGCAAAGCTTAGCTTATTGGAAAAAGCATGACTTACTAGCAACGGGAAATTATGAACTTGGAAAATTTAAAGTAGAACAAATATGAAATTACAATGGGAAAAAGGCGTTAACCACCACAAAGACGCTGAAAACATGATGCGAAAAGCTGAAAAATACAAATTAACACCCGTTCAAATGATTGAGGTGTTTATTTTAAACGAATTAAACATAGAACTAGACGAAACAAAAGCTTTGTTTTTAGGGCATGTATTAAACCATGAAAATAACCTAATGAATGAGCAATACACAAAAGGTGTAGACCGAGTTTTTAGCAAACTACAAGAAAAAATTGACGAACTAGAAGACTTATTTATATGAACAGATTAACACTAATAAACGAACTTATAGAAAAATACGGACTACTTGACAAGTCCAGACGCCGCGACGTACTTTTTAAACGTTATTACCTTTACAACGAATTACGCACGTGCGGATTTAGCCTTTCGGACATAGGACGTTACTTTGACAAGAACCACGCTACAATTCTACACGGGTTACGTGTTCACAAAGACTTAACTAGTTACCGCGACGTTGACTACTTAGCTGAGACGTGCGCGCTTCAAGCTTACCTAGACGGCGCTGAGTTACCCGACATTTCTAAAGTGTTTAAGACGCAAAAAGACTACGACATTAAGGTCGACATACTCAAAGCGCATAACCTAGCAGCTTTTAAACATATACAAAGACGGGTTAAAATGGGTTTTTACGAAGAAATTGTAGAAGACAAGCAACTTATTTGAATTAGAAACGTTATATTTGTACGGGTAGGCAGACCCATGTAAAACATTATTGAAGCTCTTTTGGTTAGTAACGCTGCCTCGCGAACGCCAAAGGGGCTTTTTTTATTTTAAGGCAGTAAAAATGAGGCAAGCATTTAATTTTTATCGAAGTTATTGGGAAGTAGCCAACGAATTAAACGACAAGGATCGGTTAGCATTTTACGACGCATTACTTACGCGTCAATTCACAGGCGAAGAAACAGACCTAAAGGGTTTAGTTAAGTTCGCGTACCTTTCACAAAAGCATTCAATTGACAAGCAAATAAAGGGCTACGAAGACAAAACAAAACGACCTTTACAAGACCCTACCTTAGACCCTACGCAAGGGGGTACGCAAGGCCCTTCGGTACAAGAGAAAGGGAAAGAGAAAGGGAAAGAAGAAATAGACTTTCAAGCGTTGCTTGAATTTGTTAATAGAACATTTGGTAGGAATTTCAAATTAATTAACGAAAAAATAAAGCGTTCTTACAATGCTCGTCTAAAAGAAGGATATATTAAAGAACAAATAATACACGCCATTAAAAACGCAGCGGAAACAAAATACCATAAAGACACGAATTACCAATACTGCACCCCCGAATTTTTCAGTAGACCCGAAATTATCGACAAATACAGCAGCTTAACAATAGTTACCGAATCCGATAGTATCTTAGCACACCTAAAAAACAATTAAGATGCTACTAAAACAAGGCGACGCGCTGCAATACTTACTCGATGTAAGGGACGGCAAAATAAAACAAGGGCTTGGCTTAGATTGTGGACTAGACGAACACCTTAAATTCAAACCTAAGCAACTAAACATAATTCTAGGACATGACAACGTCGGAAAAACGTATTGGATAAATTGGTATTTCTTGACCCTAGCTTTAAAACATGACCTTACCTTTTGCATTTGGTCGGGTGAGAACCAAAAGGGGCAAATACTACGCGACATGGTACAAATGTACCGAGGCAAACACTTTAATAAGCTGAGCCATTCCCAAATTGCTGGCGACGTTGCTTACCTAGAACAATACTTTACCTTTATTGACAATAAAAACTTGTACAAACCGCAAGAAATATTGGCGCTATTTGAGAAAAGTGGGTGCAAAGTAGGACTTATAGACCCTTTCACGGGCCTGGATCGCGAAATGAGCTTTGCTGGTAATTACGAATTCATGAATACAGCCCGCCAATTTGTCAATAGTACGGGCATGACAATCTACATAAACACGCACCCGAATACTGAAAGCGGTCGAAGCGGAAATTTGTATACTGAGGGCGAACTAAAAGGACATTTGAAAGCCCCCTTAAAGGACGGAATCGAAGGGGGTAAGGCATTTTTGAACCGCTGCGACGATATGCTAGTCATTCACCGCCTAATAAAACACCCCGAATACAAATTTAAAACGTGGGTAAATGTCGAGAAAGTTAAAGACATGGAAACGGGCGGCAAACATACAGAAATCGATTACCCTGTAGTTTGCGACTTTAACAGCGGCTTAGGGTTTACAATTAACGGAATAGACCCCCTACAAAAACACCGACCAAAAGACGTACAAAAAACAATAAACGAAGGGCTAATTTCGACAAGCCAAAAATTACGCAACTTAAACACTTTTTAAAATGGAACTAGGAAAATTCGATTGCAGCACGGGACTTATTAATGTCTTGTACGAAGACAAAATAAAAAACATTAGCGTAAGAACTAGCACAATAAAAGACATGCTACTAGTTGACAAGCTACAAAAGGAAAACGCCAACGCGGTTGGTTTTATTCAAAAGTCCGTTTGGGAAAAATACGTTTGGGGCGGCGAACGCAATTTTGTTGTATTAATTTGCGAAGCTAATAACGACGCTGTGGGCTACGTTTTAATTACCCCAGCGGTTAGCGCTTACCGATACGCTAAAATTCAGCAAATAGCCGTAAGAAACGACGCTCGGCGCTTACATTACGGAACGGCTTTAGTAGAAGTATGTCGGGAATTTTGCGAAATGTTCGGTCGTATTGGTTTTACTTTGCGTTGTCGTACCGATTTAGATAGTAACCGCTTTTGGCAGCAACTAGGCTTTGAAAAATACGGCGTTTGGGAAAAAGGAAAAATAAACCATGTAGGGTTTAAAGCTAGTAACGACATTAACCTATGGAAAATTGACCTAAACAGAAACATATTAAAACTTTTTTAAAATGGATTTAGACTTAAAAATACTATGGGCTAAAAACACCCTTTGGGTAGTCCGCGAACGAATTAAAAACGTAAGGGAAAAACTCGAAAAGGACAAACCAGACGCAAAGGACTACATTAACGGCGGTAAGGACAGCGAAGAACAATTACTAAAAACCGAGCTTGTTCTAATCGAAATGCAAAACGAAATAATAAGTTTGAACCGCGAACTAAACCAACTAGCTAGACGAAACGCGCAATTAAGAGTAGCTTACGACGAACTAAAAAACGAACTAAAATTTAAAAACGTAGAACTATGAAACAATTACGTGTACTTGTAGCTTGCGAAGAAAGCCAGGCAGTAACTAAGGCATTTAGAAAATTAGGCCACGAAGCGTTTAGCTGTGACTTATTGCCGTGTAGCGGTGGCCACCCCGAATGGCATTACCAACAAGATGTATTTGAGGTAATAGATAAAGGTTGGGATTTAATGATTGCGCACCCGCCATGTACTTACCTAGCAGTAAGCGGCGCGGGTTGGATGTACAATAAAGACGGAACTAGAAACGAAGAACGCTACAAAAACCAAATGGATGGCTTAGAGTTTGTCCACCGGTTAATGGATTGTAAAATTGAACGCATTGCAATTGAAAACCCTATAAGCGTAATTTCTAGCTACATTCGTGAACCCGACCAAATTGTACACCCTTGGCAGTTTGGCGACGAAGCTAGCAAGTCCACTTGTTTATGGCTTAAAAATCTACCTCATTTAAAATCAACCAAAATAGTTGGTAAAGGTGAAATGAAAGAATGGGTCGACAAAAAAACGGGTAAAAAGAAACGCCAGGCGCTTTGGTATTATGAAGCGTTGCAAAAAGCTAAAACACCTGCAGAAAGACGAACGCTAAGAAGTAAAACGTTCCAAGGAATAGCCGACGCAATGGCTAGCCAATGGAGTAGATTAGAAGGAATAGGAATACAAAAAAACATATTCGATGCGCTGTAAGAATTGTAAAGACAAGTTCGAGCCGATACGCTTTAACCACAAATATTGTTTAAAAGACGAATGCATAAAAGCTTTTGTAGAAGAAGCCAAAGCGGCTCAATGGAAAAAGACTAAGGTAAAGCTAAAGAACGAACTTAAAACCACGACAGACTGGCTCAAAGAAGCGCAAAAGGTCTTTAATACGTTTGTTCGTCTTCGCGATCGCGGGAAGCCTTGCGTTTCTTGTAATGGTTCACTAGGGGAAAAATACGACGCGGGGCATTATTTCAGCATGGGTGGACATAAAGCCGTTACGTTTAACGAAGACAACGTACACGCTCAATGCGTAACGTGCAACCGATACAAACACGGCAACCTTTTGCAATATCAAATAGGCATTGAAAAGCGAATAGGTCCAGAACGTCTACTAGAGTTACACGAAAAAGCCCACGAAACGAGAAAGTACACACCCGACGAATTGAAGTACATAATACACACCTACAAAGAAAAAATTAAAGAATTGCAAAAAAAATAGTTTGAATTGAAATATAATAACTATATTCGCATATCAAAACAATTAAAAACAAAGAACATGAAAAATTTATTTAAAGCGTTGGCAGCATTCCAACAAGAAGTACCTGTAATTCACAAAGGAACGCAAGGGTTCGGTTATTCTTACGCCGACTTACCCGCAATTTTCGACAAGATTAACCCGTTACTAAAAAAACACGGGCTAGGCTTTACCCAAATGCTAGACACCAAAGACGGCATTGACTACATTGTAACAATGATTTTCCACGTAGAAAGCGGAGAGAACCTAGAAAGCAAAGTTGCAATACCACACGTAACGCTTAAAGGCATGAACGATTTCCAGGCGTTTGGTTCGGGTGTGACCTATTACCGACGTTATGCCATCTCGGCTGCCCTCGCGTTAGTGACGGATAAAGATACCGATGCAAGCGGAGAACAAGTAAAGAAATTACCCGCTATTGACAACAAACGCTTTCAAGACGCGTGCAAAGCAATTGTAGACGGAAAAGTAACCAAAGAAAAGATAACGTCTAGCTTTACATTAACCGAGTCACAAACCGAAATGCTTAACGCTATATGAACACTTTTAAAGTTCGATGCTCATCGATTGGTAAAATCATGACTTCACCGCGATCAAAAAGCGAAATACTAAGCCAAACGGCTAAGACCTACGTCGAAGAACAAGTATTGCTAGCTAAATACGGAATACGTAAAACCTTTAGTTCGCGTTACACGGACAAGGGTAACCTAGTCGAAGACGAAAGCATAAGAATTGCAAGCGAAGCCCTAGAGTTAGGGTTCTTAATCAAAAACGACGAACACTTTAGCAACGAATGGCTAACAGGAACGCCCGACGTAAACACGGACACCATTTTACTAGACGTTAAAAGTTCTTGGGACGCCACGACATTCCCATTCTTTGCTACTGAAATACCAAATAAGGACTATTTTTACCAATTGCAAGGGTATCTTGAACTTGTCGGAAAAACCGACGCGTTGCTAGTGTACTGCTTAGTTAACACACCCGAAGACATGGTGCAAGACGAAATACGCCGCGCGCACTGGAACGCTAAGCTTTTAGAAGAAGACCCAGAACTAATCGAACAAGTAACAAAGCGCCACAACTTCGACCATATACCCGACAACCGCCGCGTGAAGTTCTTTGAGGTAAAAAAAGACGAACAAGTTATCGAGCAAATTAAAGAACGCGTCGAACTTTGCCGCGAGTATTACGAAACCCTTTACAATTTCCTATGAAACAGCAAATAGAAGACAAAATAGTCTTACGCGTTTTGGCGCGTTTTAACGAACGTTCGCAAGTCGGGATAAAGAAGTACAACACCACGCTAGAAAGAAGCGACCTAAGTACCTTAGAATGGCTCACGCACGCACAAGAAGAAGCAATGGACTTTGTACTTTACTTAGAACGACTAAAAGACGAATACAAAAGACAGAATTTAAGTAGAACAATGCCAAAATAATAAAGGATAAGGGGTAAAAATTGCCACATATCTAAACACGAAATGTAATAAGGGATAGGCGCAACAACTCCTGTTTTCAATAGAACGCTAACGGCTCGGAAAGACGAGCATATTTTTAAACTAAACAACAAGAACAATGAAGAAAATTAACCTAGAAGCTTATAAACAGCTTTTAACAGAAATGAACGAAAAGGCGACGTTTCGCTTTGACGAATTAAGCCGCACGCCTTGGGACGTTTTCAACGTGCTACAAAAGAACGGCTACATTAAAAAAGTAGACCGCGCCCTTTACACTTGGGTGGCTAAGAAACCAACCCGCGCAACCGCTAAACGTGTGGCAATTCTTACGACTGAATACCGCAAGTCCTGGGCATCTAGTCAAAAGGACAAAAAGGACGCAAAGGACATACAAACAA